ACCTGTGGAAAACTCGACGGGCGGTTTGATAGTGGAATGTGATAGTGACTCACGCTCGCTACGTCGTTTGATCTGAAAATTTTTCACGCTCAATACGTCGTCATGTTTCGTCAAGTCCGCTGATGGTTTTTGGTTTGGGGCCGGGTCGTTTGTTGGCGGGGTTCAGCTTGCGGCGTAACAACCGGCGTTGTCGTGGTGTGTAACCACCGTAGATGCCAAATTGGTCTTTGTTGATGGGGAACGATAAAGCGAAGTCGAGGCATTGTTGTTGTACGTCACAATTTTGGCAGAGTTCTTTGCCGTGCCGTGCGAGGAAGCCTTTGCCTTCTGGTGGGTGAAACCAGTCTGGGTTGGTGCCTTTACAGTTGGCGTGTTTCATCCATTCGTGTTTCATTAGTCTTGGAATCCTCTACGTTGACGTTCTCTGTGTCGTTCTATGGCGGTGAGTCCGCCCCAGATGCCGGCGAGTAGGCGTTGAGGGAATTGCAGTGCGTATTCTTGACAGTTTTTGATTACGGGGCAGGTGTTGCAGATTGCTCGTGCAGCGTTTGTGCGTTTGGTTGTTGCGCCTCGTTCAATGAAGAATGTTGAGCTGTCTAGTCCTTTGCAGGCTGCTTTGTTGCGCCATTCGGTTTCTGCTGGGCTAAATGTTGGGGCTTTTGGTAGTAGGTAGATGTCTTGGTTGATTGGGTCGGTCATTGTTCGGTGGTTTCGTCAATAATTTCGTCTTCGTCGATGATTTTGAGGGCTGCTGCGACTCGTGATTGTAGGCCGAGCGGCAGGCTTGCCCAGTATTGGGGGCGTTCTGATTCGATGATGGCGTATACGGCGTTGAGTAGTGATCGGGTGTGCCTGTGGTCGGCGCATTCTTCGTTGTAGAGGTCTTCCATTTCTTCTAGTAGAAGTTCGGTCATCAGCATCCGTTGGAAGAGTTCTTTTTTGTTTTGTGTCATGTGCAATGCCTGTAAGGGTTTTTGAGGCTCATGTACCAGGGTTGCGCCCAACATCCGTAGTGTGTTTCGGCGTATTCAGCTAACCATAGTGCGGCTTCTAGGTTTGTGTAAGGGTCAAATAGTTGTTCTGGTTCGGTGATGTCAAGTTCTGTTGTCAGCCATTGTTTGTGTGCTGACCATTGGATTTGGGTGACACCGTAAGCTCCTGTGCCAACCGCTGTCAAATCTCCTCTGCTTTCGTGAAAGATGATGAGGTCGAGGGTTGGTAGACGGTCTGGTGACCAGCCTGTTTCAACGGCAGTGGCCCACAACTCTGGGTATCGAGCTGCGTCTATTCCGGGGACAGGCTCAGTTGTCGTTGTTGTGCTGGGGGCTATCGTTGTTGTGGTTGTGGTGCTACTCGTCTTAGAACGCAATCTAGGGGGGTCTGAAGCGATTGTGAAGGTAGGGGGAGACACCTCTGTTGGGGCTTCAGTGGTTGCGTTGTACCCGAGTACGGATATGACAATGAACGCTACCCAAGAAATAATTTTCATGGCAGGCTCCGGTCAGTATCCGGCTTCTTTAAGTAGACGGGCGAGGTCTTCAAGGCGCATGACGGCGTACTGGTCGCCTGCGTCGCCTTTGCCTCGACGTTTTGCTACAACGATGCCATAATCAGCAGAAGCATTAGCACGTTCCACGCTAGCTTCTTCCAGCCACTCCGAGAATGAAAGTGTTTTATGGTTTTTGCATTCCCAGACAAGGCCGGGGGTCCCGGTGATGTCTCCGAGGTCATGGGTTCCTGCTAACGCCCTTCGTTCGGCATGTGGGAATCCGTGTTCGGCAAGCCATCGGACAACAAGTGTCTCAAAAGCTGTACCCTTCTGTTTGTTGCGACTCATCTACTGCCTCCATCGGTTTGCGTCGCTTCCCTGCCCCGCACGAGTGCATTGGGGCTGACAGCAACGGTCGATATGTGGTGAGCGTCTGGCCGCATGTGCGGCACCACCAGTTTACCTTCTCTACCGGTATTGCCATGTCAGAAAACTTTGAGCAGCCGTTCGTCGCGTGTTCCGTTCTCAATTTCTACACTGCTACAAGATGTAGAACCTGTGGATAGCAGACGGTACACATGAAGTCGTGCATCAAACTGGTTCAACCCAGATTTACGCATCCCTTCGTATGCTCGGCGTACTCTCCACATATCTGACGGCAGGACAGCCATGTACGGTGTCCTTCTTTCACGGAACCTGCGGGTGACCATAAAGATTTTGTTCATGTTTCCTCTTTGCCCGTGTCAGAACGGGGCTTCGTCTGCGGATGCTGGTGCTTCGACCCGTTCAATACCACCGAACCGGATAGACAGCGAGATGTCGTCAGCCAACACCTGCATACGGGTAACTTCTACACCTTCTTTGTTGGTGTAAGTGTCCTCGGTGAGTTTGCCTTCAACAACGACACGGGTGCCTTTGGTGAGTGACACTGCTGCATGTTCAGCGAGGTCACCGAACGCTGTGATTGAATGCCAGATCGTTTTCTTTTTGTCGTCACGGCCACTGGTGTCAGCAACACTGAACTTCAGGATTGCCATAGCGTTCTGTGAGTATTTGAGTTCGGGTTCACGGCCTACGTTGCCGCTGATTTGGATACGGTTCATTTTGCGATTAGCTCCTTGAATGATGAACGCAGCCGGTCAAGGTCTGCGAGTGTTGCGTTGTCAATGTCTGCTACGTCTGCGTGACGTGCAACTTCGGTGTGGTCGAGTCCTGCCCCTTTGCAGGCGTGCAGAAAGTTTTTGATAATTTGATCGTCTGCTTTCTCGTCGTCTGCAATCGGTTTCGTTGGCATCTCAGCAGGCTTCTTTGCGGGTGCTTTCTTTTTCGGTGCAGGCGCAGAATCGTCAGCCCATTCTTCTTTGCTCCACAACGACAACGCTATACCGAACCGCATCGCCCCGTTGCGAATAAAGTCTGACACCAGTTCTTTCAACAAGTCTTGTTTGTTGTGTGGTGCGCTACCGATAGCCAGCCTGGTGTGGCCGAGCAACGTCATCGCGCCAGCCATGTGTGCCATGCCGTTCTCGACACGGTACGAAGGTAAACCGTCGTCGTCAATTTTCAACGGTTTCCATTCCCACAACGGGTCAACCTCGGTCAAAATGCGGGTGATCTCGGCGTGGCCCACATAATCCAACTTGATGTTGCCTCGTGGAAGCTGCCCCACAATTTTCGGGTCAGGTACAGCGTACTTGTCTAAAACAAGACGCAAACGGTCAGCATTAGCTTCTTCGCTCATTGGTTTCCTTTCGTGAACCTCAACACTCGGAACGTGCTGGAGGTCTTGTACTCATCATATATCTCTGGATGTTCTGACGCAAATCTTTTCTGATCGAACCCTGAACGTGACTGCTGTTTCCAAGTGACCGCTGTTGTGCCGCCGACAGTTCCGGCTGTTGCCCCGTCCAGCAACGTAGCGAGTTCTGCTTTCAGCTCGTCCTCTTTGGCAGTGAGTTCTTTTTTCTCTGCCTGCACCGAAATTAGTTGCACCAACAACTGTTGATGCTGGTCAAGGTTCACCGCTTTGTCGTTGACACGAGCGTAACGGGACAGATCCTCGTAGGTGTGTTCCCATTCGGGAAGAATCAGACCGACAGCAAGATGACGACAGAAATCTGCCACACGGTCAACATGCTTACCTTTTTCATCTGACGAAACATGCTGCACATAGATATGCAAATCAAGCGAAGCGTCAAACACGCCCCACACAACTTCGTCAACGTCAGCGCACGTTGCTTGGTGAACACCTTGCCAATACCAGTACGCAGGCAAAGGACCGTAGCCTTCAAGGTCTGCGTCGGCATCAAAATGTTTTCCGTATGTTTTGATTTCAACAACTTTGTCAGGTGATGTTTCGTCACCGATCACACCGTCAAGGGTTGCGACCATCACAGCACCGTTCGACGACATTGTGTACATCAGTTCTGGTGTGGCAATCTGTTCACCAAGTTCGTCCGCAACCCATTCAAGGATGACTGGCTCCAGGCGCGTACCTCGTTCCATTGCACGGTTCTGCTCTGTGGATGGCGGTTCAGGCAACAGTTTTTCTGCTGCAAGCGCATACTTCGTTTTGAACCGATGTTCGCCATGCACGGCTGCCGCATCTGAAGCTGACACAACCGGCCAACCTGTTTCGTCACGGTGCCGTAGTTTCAACCATTCGAC